GCACAACCCGGAGCAGGTAGACCAACAAAGTACACACCGGCAACGGTAGAGAAGATTCTAGAGGCTCTGCGAGGTGGTAACACCCGCAGGGCTTCCTGTGCTGTTGCCGATGTTTCACAAGACAGCCTAGCCCTTTGGCTTAGGACCTATCCCGAATTTGCGGAAGCTGTAGAAAAAGCAGAAGGCAAAGCCGAAGCCAAGATGGTTTCCGTTATTCGTGATGCTTCTGAAACAACATGGCAAGCTGCTGCATGGTGGCTTGAACGGAAGCACAAGCAGGAGTGGTCTAGCAGGGTAGAACAGACAGGCGCAGACGGTTCACCTGTCAAAGTGATCGTGGAATATGCGGATAAGCCCGGTGCATGAGCTTCACCACGGCAACTGTCTTGACATTCTGCGCACCATGCCGGATTGTTCAATTGATGCTGTTGTAACGGATCCGCCGTACGGTTTATCCTTCATGGGCAAGAAGTGGGATTATGATGTCCCGTCTACCGAGATATGGGCAGAATGCTTGCGGGTACTGAAGCCCGGCGGTTACCTGCTGGCGTTTGCTGGTACTAGGACACAACACCGAATGGCGGTACGCATTGAAGATGCTGGGTTTGAGATTCGGGATATGTTAGCGTGGATGTACGGTAGCGGGTTCCCAAAGTCTCACAACTTAGACGGTGAACATCAGGGCTGGGGTACAGCACTCAAGCCAGCCATGGAGCCTATCACGATGGCACGTAAGTCCTTCAAAGCCACGGTAGCGCAGAACGTGCAGGAGTGGGGTACAGGCGCAATCAACATAGACGTTTGCCGGATACCAGTAGATGCAGATGACCCAGTCAATAAAGCAGTCTGGCACTGCAAACCGCAACAGGTATACGGTCAATATGCAGATCATGTTGACGGAGTGACTAGGTCAGCAGCACCGCCAGACTTAGGCCGGTGGCCTGCTAACGTGATGCACGATGGAAGCGCTGAGATTCTGCAAGGCATGGGCGAAGCGGCACGGTTCTTCTACACGCCTAAAGCCTGTAAGGATGACCGGGACGATGGGTGCGAGATGATGGAAGAACGTTGGAAGGCTGGCTATTCATATACAGATACACCGGGTAATGCTGCGGATGGAATGTTCAAAGATAGAGAAACCTTAAAGCGCAACTTTCACCCAACCGTGAAGCCTACCGACCTGATGCGCTACTTGTGCCGCATGGTTACACCTACCGGCGGTGTCGTGCTTGACCCCTTCACCGGATCAGGTAGCACCGGGCGCGGTGCAGTGCTTGAAGGCTTTCGATTCATCGGTTGCGAGATGGACGCAGACTACATCGAGATAGCGAAAGCCCGTATCCTTGCAGCTGAGAAAGCGTACCAGCCTTGCCTGATATTCGATTAGTCTTACCAAGGCCGCATGAAGCACAGCAGGTCATACTCCGTGAAGCCAAGCGGTACAACGTGCTTGCCTGTGGTCGTAGGTTCGGCAAAACAACACTCGGTGGTAACCTTTTATCTGACCCTGTCCTAAAAGATGCTTTGCCGTGCGCGTGGTTTGCACCCACTTACCGCTTGCTGGAAGAGGCATACAACGATCATAAGCGTATTTACCAACCTGTTATCCGGCGAGCTGTGCAGACTCCTGCACCACGTATCGAACTGATTACCGGGGCTGCTATTGACTACTGGACACTTGATGACCCTAGCACCGTTGCTCGTGGTCGAAAGTACAAGCGGGTAATCATCGATGAAGCCGCCATGGCTAGGCATCTAGAGCAAGCCTGGACTGAAGCCATCCGCCCAACACTCACAGACTACAAAGGCGATGCGTTCTTTCTCAGCACTCCCAAGGGCTCCAACTATTTCAAAACCCTATACGGCATGGCTGGTGCAGATCCGGACTGGATGGCATGGCAGATGCCTACAACCGCTAATCCTTGGATAGATCCAACCGAAGTAGACAAGGCTGGAGAGTCACTGCCATCGATTGCTTTCAGGCAGGAGTATCTAGCCGAGTTCGTGGATGCTGCGGGAGCCAGAATCAAGCGCGAGTGGTTGCGATACGGTGACTGTCCTGAAGGCTTGCCCACCTATATCGGTGTTGACCTTGCAATCTCTACGAAGTCTGAAGCCGACTATACTGGGGTTGCTGTTGTATCCCGTGGTGAGGATGGGACGATCTACGTTAGAGACATCAACCGTACACGCGCTGACTTTGCTTCCGTCCTACGCTTCATCGAGGCTATGGCGGATAAATGGAAACCTGCCATGATCGGCATCGAGCAAGTGCAGTATCAGGCCGCTGTCGTGCAGGAGCTTCTTAGGCGCACAAAACTGCCTATCCGGGGGATACGCCCAGACCGCGACAAAGTGACCCGCTTTGCGCCTCTGGAAGCCCGCTACGAACAATCACAGGTTATGCATTGCCAAGGGCTTCCGGCTTACTTTGAAGATGAGTTGCTATCCTTCCCTGTTGGTCGGCATGATGACGTGGTGGATGCTCTGGCTTATGCTTGGCAGGTATGCGGATCTAAGCGTGGTTGGGGAGCCGTGTAAAAATATATATCTCTATACCCTTGCAGTATATATATCTACGGTGTATATTATTGACATCAAGCAGGGAGATAGAGAGATATGAACGAAGTACTTTTCAAGATTGTAACAACCGAGAATGCAAAGATGCGATGGATAACAATCGAAGGAATCATGGATGGAGAAAAGATTGTAATGGCATCGTTTCCACATGATGATGCAACTAAGAATGAAACAATCAAAGCAGTTGTACGACAATGGAGCGCAAACCATCTTGCCTATCGGTTCACTTGGAATCAAAACGCATAAACCACACAGCCCCCGCAAGGGGGCTTTTTTATTCTGTGGGATACTAGGAGCATGGGTATCTTTGACCGCTTCCTAGGACGCAAAGCAGCTGCGAACCCTACCGCAATGCTTCCGCTCCCATTATCCCAGTCTCGTGATGTCTACCTTACCGGCTACGGCTCTGGTCAGTTGCAAACGTTACTACGCCGAGCATTACCGGGTAGCACCAAAGACTGGGCAAGGATAGCAGGAGACTTAGGGCTAAACGGTGTTGTGGCTTCAGCCATGGATTGGTACATCCGGAACTGGGCACAGGCTACGCCTGAGGTCATGCGGAAGGTCGATATGCAACAAGCCGAGCCTATCGAGCATCCAGCCCTTCAGCTCATCGCACAACCAGATCCGCTGGTTATGGGGTCTCTGTTCTGGGCATGGGTTGTGCAGGACTACAAACTATTCGGCAATACCTACATCCGAAAGATACGCTCATCCACTCGTGGTACTGTCACCGCTCTCCAGTTCCTACCGCAGGATATGGTTAGACCAGTAGGCAACGGCACGAACCCACTAACACATTACGTGTACACCACTGACGGTCGTTCTTTTGACATCCCTGTATCTGACATCATCCACATACGGTACGGCAGAGAGCCTAGCGATATTCGCCTTGGACGCTCCCCGGTTACCGCTGTACTCCGTGAGATTGCAACCGATAACACGGCATCCACGACAGCCTGGGGATTGCTTGCTAACGGTGCTATGCCTAGCCTCATCGTTGGACCAGATGCCAAGGATGCCAGCGTAGACCTTAGCATGGATGATGCACGGCAGGTCAAGCGTCAACTGCATGAAGACCTAAGCGGTGACGGTTCCGGTGGCATCGTTGTGATGACCGGACCATACAAGATGGACCGTGTATCTCTGACACCTTCCGAACTTGCTCTGGATTCCGTGAGACGTGTACCGGAAGAGCGCATCTGCTCGGCTCTCGGTATCAACCCTATGGTCTTGGGTCTTGGCTCTGGTCTTGAGCGTAGCACCTATGCAAATTATGAGAGAGCCCAGCAAGCTGCATGGGAAGATGGCATGGTGCCTCTACTCCGTACAATCTCTGACGCTTTAACGGCTGACCTTTTGCCAGAGTACCCAGAGACGCAGGAAGGCGATTACATCGTCTTTAACGTTGACAATGTTAGGGCGCTGGCTGATGACCTATCAGCTGAAGCCGATCGTGCAGAGAAGTTGTACAAGGCTGGCATCATTGACCGTGCAGAAGCCAAGCGCATCGCTGGTCTTGAAGCCATGCCAGAAGATGAAGGGCAACTACACCCAACGGCAATCCCTGTGCAGATTGGTGAGACACAAGCAACCGTGCAGGAACAGCCAGCGGTGCGCTCACTAAAGTACATCCCTAACAATGGCATGGTCGAAGCAGCACGACGTGCTTTGCGCTGGAAAGATGAAGGCAGGGACGGTGGGACTCGTGTAGGTCTTGCTCGTGCTAACCAAATCGTCAACGGTGAGAAACTATCCGAAGACACGATTCTACGGATGTATTCTTTTTTCTCACGGCATGAAGTAGACAAGGAAGCTGAAGGCTTCAACGCTGGAGAAGATGGCTTCCCTAGTCCCGGTCGTGTAGCGTGGGATCTCTGGGGCGGTGATGCCGGATTCTCTTGGGCTACCGCAAAGCGTGACCAGATCATGGGCGAAGGCAAAAGCCTAGACTGTTGCACCCCGGGGGTGGTGTACAAGTCTCACCCTTTTTACGGGTACGAGATGGACTACATCTCAAACGAGTAAACGACGGCACAGCTCGGATCTATGCCGCTTCCCAGAAGTTCCGGAATGACCTGCTGGAGCGCGAAGGCGTA